TAACATATTCAGAAGATCGATCATAAAGCATAATCTGCCTCATATCATTGAGGAACTGTTGCAGATATTCCCTTCTCAGCAAATAGATAGAAGATTTTTCGTCGTTTTTTCTGACTTCATACTCCCAGTTCGTTACCGATCTGACTGGATTAAGTGTAGCACTATAGTCTGCAGGATCTGGTATTGTGAAATTAGAATCAACGACTTTTTCTTTTGGAAGAATTAATCTGCCATTTGCGTCTTTTACTTCTTTGGTTTCATAGTGGTGGACATCATTCAGTGCAGTACCGTGTTTTTCTTCGGCATACTTATAGAGATGGTAGTTTGATAATGGCCATTCGTCTCTTACATTTAGGATTCCTGCAGTCATCAAAACAACCCAATCAAGTTCTGCATCACCATAAAACTCTTCTGCCACGAGTTCTGGTCTGGAACCTTCTGGGATCTCATATTTGTTGAAGAGAGTAAAGACACCACTCAGATCATCACGAAGTTTGTTTCTTCTGAATAAGTTTTTAACTCTTAGGTAACTTTGCGACGAAAGACTATCAGAAAGAAAAGATTGATAGTCTACATTTGGTAGTTCTCTGAAATAACCCATTTTAGTATCCTACTCCTTTTTTTCCTTCTTCCGTTTTTTCATAATCTTCTGCATAAATTGGTTCAAGTTCTTTGAATGATAATGAAAGTATTGTGGATACTGGTGCTCCATCTTCATAAGTTGCATAAACATTTTCACCAGTGTAGTTGACGCTCATATTTTGGAGGGCACATCTCTTAAATCTATTCAAATAACTATGATCATTTATTCCTTGTTTGTATCTCAACTCAAATACATCGGGAGACGTTAAAAAAGTTCCATCATTATTTTTAGGTGACATATGTTTTTTAAGAGATCTTATAATAAGTTTTATTTGTTCTGCTTCTTTATCATTTCTTGGAGTTAGTTTGAATGAAAATGAAAAATTACGAATAGTTGGACCATTAAACAGTAACTCCATATTTGGATTTACAATTTCACCAGTTGATCTTGCAAGAACTTGATTAAGTGATAAATTGGTTAATCCAACAAGACTTCCTGCTTGTGCTGCTAGATTTGCAAGTATTAAATTTTTAGTCTCAGGTGTTAATACCGTTTTTCCCAAATTTTCAATTTTTGTCTTTGCTTCAGATAGAGCATCTCCTAATTTAAATTTATCTCCTGGAAATAAACTTACATTCATTAAATCCTTAGCACCACCTGCCACGGCAGCAGTAATTGCATCCAAAGAGTCATCAGAATAATTGACTTGATTAGTATCAATAATGCTTGATGGCATTGGTAATATAATTATATCCCCTATTTTTTTAGTTGATTGAGATATTGTTTTCTGTGTTGCTAACCCTCCTGAAGTTAGACCTCTAGGAAGAGGAGAATCTTGTGAGAGACCAAAATTACCTCTACTTCCAATTAAGTTAGTAAAGTTTGTAGCATTCTTTTTACCTTCATCTTCCGACACATTAATACCAGATCCAGATACTCTTGTTTTTCTGCTAACAAGATTTATCTGAAAATAGTCAGTAATATCAGTCAACGCCTCATAAGGATATCTGAGTATTTGTGTTTTTTCTTTCGCCATTTATCCTTTTTTAACTATTTAGAGGAACTTTGTGAAAAATCACCATAAGACAGTCTTATCATATCTTCTTTTTCTTCTTGTTGTATTTCATAAACTGGACTAATAATTTGATCCCAAGTATATTGTCTTTTATTTTCATCAACTTCCTCATCTCCCCAGTGTAAATTGACTCCAACAAATCCCCAATCAAATACCTTTACAACACCAACAAGAGGAAATGGATCATAGATAATTCCAGGAGTTTTGGCATTATAAACAAAGGTATAAAGACCACCAGGAATAACACTTCTCTTACTGCTTGGTTGTAATGTTTGTTGTATGGCATCCATTATATCTGCCTTATTGTCAACACCAGTCATGGCATCAACAATACCACGCACACGATTACTATTATCGTCTGTTGGATTTCTTCTTTGTTTTAGAGTTTTTCTTGGCATTACTTAATACCTTCTTTATCAACAAACATTCCACCATTTTTTAAGATAAGATAACGAGATAGTTTTGTCTTTTCCATAGTTTCAGTCATAGATGAATAGATTTTTCCATCATAAATGACAGGTTTTCTATTAGCACTTGGTCTACCTTTCATCATTTCACTATGTCTTCTGTGCTTTTCTTTATCATTACGATTTCTTTCTGCCATTTTCTTCAAATTTTCAGTATAATATGACATAGGTCTTGGATTATTTTTTAATTTTTCTTTCCAAGTATTTGATTGCTTTTTTCTTATATCGTCTGGGATTTTCCTTCCCTTTAAACTTACTTTATTTGCGGCACCAATTTTTGCTCTAACTTCAGGTCTTTTTGTTGGACTATCTTTACCGTAGTGTGTTGGAGGAGCATTACCACCATCTGCAATATTCATTAAAATTCCTGTATTATCGCACTTTTTACCAAATATAGAAATCATATAGATTTCGTGTTTAAATGCCTCTTCTTCAGTTATATTTTGTTTTAGTTTGATTATTCTACTTTTATCTTTTGGTGGGTTACAATTTTTACCTCTATGATCGTATAATCTATTTCCTTTTCCTTTTCCGATATAATATGGAGACCCATCATTTTGCAAATAGGCATATGTATAATATTCACTCATTTTTATATTTTAGTAATATACTATTATTTATAATTAAAACAATTCATTCTCAGTTAATACTTTAAACTCATAACCACGATCTAGACACCATTCTTTGGCAGCATTCCATTTTGCCTGATTCTTGGCATACTCAACGACTTCATAGATATAACCCTTAGTCTTTCTCTTTTGGACTTTGGGTTCTATACACTGCTTATATGGTTTGATCTCAATAATCATTTTTTTAATCTTACCATTCTTATCCTTCACCTTGATATAAAAATCTGGGAAGTATCTGTGGTAGCGATTATCAACAGGAGACCGATAGGGAACGATAATTTCTTCACTTCCCCATTCTAATATCTTTTCATTGGTATCACAATAAACCATAAACTTCCGCTCCCAGAGAGAACGATAGATTATATTTGTTGGATCACCCTTGTATTTTTTTGGATATGAAGGTTGGTATTTTCCCTTATATGACATCTAAATACTTAATAATGTAAGACTCGTATAAGGTATTTAGATGACTGCCCAAAATGAACAGTTATTAAGACAATTTGGAACAGTATCTAATCAAGATGCTCTAAGCAAGATTGGTAATTTATCTTTAAGTAATAATTATCTTGTAGTAGTAAATATTCCTAGTGATCTATTATTAGACTTAAATAAATTGCAATTTTCACTTTATAAAAATAAAGACAATATGCCAATTTATTGTTCATCTGCATCTTTACCAGGATCAACCTTTGCTACTTCTGAAGTAAAAGATAATTTTATGGGCGTGACTCAAGAGTTTGCTCACACAAGATTATATACTGATATTGATTTTACCTACTATATTGATTCTGAATATACATCTTTAAGAATTTTTGAACAGTGGATGGATTTTATTTCTGGACAAGATACACCTTCAAATGACTACGCACAATTTAGGCTGGAGAATCCAGGAATTAATCCTTCGCTTTCAAAGAAGGGTTATTATAGAAGATTTAAATATCCAGACACTTATAAAACAGGAATGTCAATATATAAATTTGAAAGAAATGTTGGAACTAAAAAACAATACTTAACATATAATTTTTACAATGCTTTTCCAAAATCATTGTCTGCAACACCAGTTTCTTATGGACCATCCGAACTTCTTCAAGTTACTGTTACGATGAATTATGATCGGTATAATACTTACAAAGAAGACTTGGGATCTACAAAACCATCCGGACCAAAACCGCCTGGTGAGAAAAGAGGAAGAAGTCTTAGTGGAGAAATACAACAACTCAAAGTATTGGAAAGAAGAAACACATTAACTCAAGTTCAAAGAAATAGACTGAATACTCTCCGTAGAGAGTTTCCTGCAGAGTTTTAAAATCTCCAATAAATAATCACAACTGAAATTCTATAGGATATTATGCCTTTACCAAAAATTTCTACACCAACATATGAGTTGGAATTGCCATCAACTGGAAAGAAGATTAAATATCGTCCATTCCTAGTAAAAGAAGAAAAGATTTTAATTATTGCACTAGAAACAGAAGATACAAAGCAAATTTCTAATGCGATTGTCCAGATTCTTTCTGAATGTATTTTGACTAGAGGTGTCAAAGTAAAAGACTTATCTACTTTTGATATTGAATATTTGTTCCTTAATGTTCGTGCCAAATCGGTTGGAGAAACCGTTGAGGTAAATGTAACCTGCCCTGATGATGGTGAAACTACGGTTCAGATGGAAATTGAACTTGATAGTATCAAAGTAAAGAAAGATCCAAAGCACAGTAATATTATCAAGTTAGATGATAATCTCTCCATGAAGCTTAAGTATCCTTCGTTGGATCAGTTCGTAGAAAACAATTTTGAAGTTGCCGATGGTGATAATGATGTGGATAAGTCATTGACAATGATTACTTCTTGTATTGATATTGTTTATGATAGCGAAGAGTCTTGGAATGCCTCTGACTGCTCTAAAAAAGAACTGAAAGAGTTTGTTGAACAGATGAATACGAAGCAGTTTAAGGAGATTGAGAATTTCTTTGTAACTATGCCTAAACTCTCTCATACTGTTAAAGTCAAAAACCCAAATACAAAGGTTGAGAGTGAAGTTGTTTTGGAGGGACTTGTAAGTTTTTTCACTTGAGTATGACTCATACCAATCTTGAGTCATACTATAATGTTAACTTTCAGTTGATGCAGCACCATAAATACTCATTGACAGAGTTAGAGAATATGATTCCTTGGGAACGTGAAGTCTACGTTACGATGCTTCAAAATTATATTGAAGAAGAAAATCTAAAGACAAAACAATCAAGTGGAATTTAGCAGTCAGGTCTATAGGGCACCAGGAATACCGAAGATAAGCAGTAGAAATATCTCTTCTGCGGTAATGTCTGGTGCTAGGACTGTTTCTGCACCAAAACTAAAAAGAACATTATTCAGTTTTTCTGGAAGACAGACTCTTCAGGGAGAAAAGCAAACTTTAAAAGTAGAGTCAACTCAAACAGAAGCACTGCAAGAAACCAATAGAATTCTTGTAGAAATACAAAATCAATTAGCACTAGACTTTGCGAATAGGATTGCCGAAAGAAAGGAGGCAATTAGTGGTATTAAAAGACAAACTCAGAAAGAACGAGCAAGTAGAAAGGAGCAGTCTGTTGAGGCTCTGAGTAAGTTTGGGCAGGGCATAACAAAAACATTTGATAAGGTAACGGCACCAGTAAAAAATATATTCTCAAAGTTGTTGGAGTTCTTTGGAATTATTACGACTGGTATTCTTGTAAACACAGCATTTGATTGGTTGTCTAATGAAGAGAATAGAAAGAAACTATCTGATACTTTAGATTTTGTTGGTAAGTATTGGAAAGAAATACTTGGCGGAATAATTGCCATAAAACTGATTGGAACTATAAAAAGTTTAATTGGTGCATTTAGATTAGCTAGTTTAGTTTTAAGACATCCAGCATTTCTTACCGCTGCTGGTGCAATTGTTCTTGCTGCTGGTGCAATTTCTCTTGGCAATTATTTAAGAGAACAAAAAGAAAAAAGACAAAGAGAATATGTAGAAGCAATAACAGGAACAAATTATGAAACTAGTGTGTCCGGAAAACCAGCACAGATTGTTCCAACTCTTCCACCAGGAAGAGGATATGGTAGAGATAAAGAATCTGTTTTTGATTTGATAAAAGAGGGATTTGGATTTTTTGGAGGAATGTCTACAGGTGGAACAGTAAAAAAATATAACTTCAACCCACTGGTAAGACTTTCTCAGGGTGGTTCTGTTGGTGGTAGAGGTTCTGGTGCTGTTGATACTGTTCCTGCAATGCTTGCTCCTGGAGAAGAAGTTATTAAGACATCGGCGGCAAGATTATTCAGACCATTACTGAAAGATATTAATGATAATTCTGGAAGACTTTGGAGCACTTTCAGTGCGGGTGTAAAAGAAATGTTGGCGGGCAATGCCATACTTAAAGATATTATGATAAATTTGACTAAAAATTTATCAGACTTTAAAAAACAACTTGATGATTTTACGTTTGAATTAAAATTAAAAAATCTTGATGAAGGCAAAGGTGGTGGAGGTGGATACTCATATGGTAGGAAAAATAGTTCAAATATGATGATGCTTTCTCCTGGAGAAGAAGTTATAAAATCATCGGCAGCAAGAACATTGATGCCTGTTATAAAAGATGTGAATGTAAGAAGAGAAAGAAAGAAAAAACCATCAATTACAACAATTCCTATAGACTTGGGAACTAAGGTTGTTGGTGGAGGTCAAAACCAACAACCAACAACAGGATCTTCTGGCGGAAAGGCAAATAGAACTCCATCAGGTTCTCCAGTCAATAATTCAAATCCATATATGCAGATAGTTCCAGAAATTCTTGGTATTTACGTGTAATAAGATATGGAAACTACAGAAGTAAAACAACTAAAAATAAATGTCACTAATATAAAAAGTTCTCTTATTAATTACAATAAGAGTCTTATAAGTCTTAGGAAAAGTGAAAAGAAACTTGTCTTAGAAAATGTAAGAAGACAAAAGACACTTCAGAAAGAAAAAAGAATAGAAACTAAAATAACTCCAAATGCATTGGGGACTATAAAGAATACTATCCTTTCAAGACCATTAAGTTTCTTTGATAAAATAAAAGAATTTTTTGGTATTGTATTGCTTGGTCTTTTGATTAATAATCTTCCTCAAATAATTGAGAAAACTACATCCGCAGTAACAAAACTCATTGAGGTTAGTAGTGGAATTATAAACTCAATAACAACAACGGCAGCATCATTTAAAAATTTTGTTACTTCAATACCAGAAAATACTAAAACAAAACTGGGAGAAACAAAGGATCAATTAACAACATTAATTGATGAACTCAATAGAATGATTGATCCTTTGAATAAGGCATATACTGACCTTGAAAAACAATTACCAGAAACTTCTAAATCTTCTTCAAGTAAAAGTGGTCCTACGGCAGGAACATCAGAAACACAACAAAAGTCTAAGGGTGGAACAATAAAATCTGATCCTTCAGCAACAAAAATCATAACAACGGAAAAGGTAACCAGTCCTTTTTCTAGACCAGGTGGAACTGCAAAGCTCAAAAAAGCAAGACAATCTTATAATGCTTTTGTAGATTTTGCCGAACTAGCAAGAGGAAACACTGAAAATTATAATATACTTGGCGGAACATCTGATACTTTAGCAGAAGTCAATAAATCTTATTATGATTTTATAGTAGAACTTAAAAAATCTTGGAAGGACGCCATTCAACCAGCATCTCCTTATCAAATACCCAGATCTCCTGGACAGGCACAACCTCCTGGACCAGTCATACCAACACCAGCAGGATTACCAGCAATAAAAACTGATGATATTATTGGAAGAGTTGGATATACTGGAAGAACAGATCCTGTGGGAGTAGAAGGGTCTCACATTCATATTGAGTCATATCCAACAAAAGGTAACTCAATACCTAATGGAGTTTTGTATAATATATTAGTTTCTGGGGTTCCCATGCCAAACCAATTGAGATTTAGTTCTGGTATGTTTACACCAAGCAGACCAAAACATGCTGGATTGGATTATGCTGGAGATCCTAACCAACCAATTACTTTGATTGGTGGATTGAAATTTAAAAGATACATACCAGATCAAGGTGATGGATATGGAAATAAAGTTATTATTGAATCTCCAGATGGATCTCAATATACATTAAACCACTTAAATGCTGGTCCAGAAAACTTGACCAATCTTATAAAAAAACAAGAAAAAACCAAAACAACAACACAAAATAAAAAAGTATCAAGAGTAGTATCTCCATCACAAAAAGAAAAACCACTGTTAGCATTTAATTATGATGAAGAAGATACCACAGAAACAATACTTGTGATGGGAACTCAAACAATAATTCAAAAAGAACCACCAATAATCAAAACAATTATGGTAAATAATAATACTGGTTCCCAATCTTCGTCATCACCAGCAAGTGTATCAAAAATCTGGACAGTATAAAAAATGTCATCAGTACAAAGATCATCTACATCTTCACTTAATATAAGAAAGGGTAATAAGGTAGTATCCATATCTCCCGATACTGTTGGACCAAAAACAGTAAAGTTGGAATATTTTGAGAGTTTACTTTCTCCTATTGTAACGGCAAATATGGTCGTTGTTGATGCTGCTGATGGAGATGTTCCTACTAGCAGAGAGCAAAATATACAAGGAAAACCAGGTTCCGTATTAAGTTCTCTACCAATAACTGGAAATGAGACAGTTGATTTTGTAATTGAGAATGGAAGTGGAAGATTGGATTTGTCAAGATATCCTCTAAGAGTTGATGCTGTTGCCTCAATTGGTAAGGAATCCGAAAGAGAATCTTATGCACTATCTCTTGTGTCTGGATACTCTTATCAGAATCAGGGAACACAGATATACAAAAAATATCAGAATCAAATATCAGATACTGTTGCAAAAATTTTAAAAGATTATTTTGATGTTGGTGATGATAGATTGAATGTAGACACGACAAAGTTTCCATATAAATTTTCTGGTTCTGGTAGAGATCCTTTTAAAATTATACTTAACCTTGCTTCTAAGTCTGTTCCAAGTAGTTCAAAAGATCCTGGATACTTCTTTTACGAGACTAAAGAAGGATTTAATTTTAGAGCAATTTCGGAGTTAATTACTCAAGAACCTCTATTTGAGTATAAGGAGACTAACGTTATTACTGACGATGATCCAGAAAATAGTTTTAGAATTATTTCGTCACAGTCGATACGAGATCAGAGTCTGATGAGTGCTCTGAAGTCTGGTGTCTTTTCCTCAAAAAATATATTCTTCAATCCAAAAACATTTAAGTATGAGCAGATTAATGTTAGTTTGGATTTGGAAAAATATCTTGGCAAAGACATTGAGATCCCAGAAGAATTTTATAGTACCTCAAGAGTTCATGAACACATTTTAGACATTGGAAGTTTGGACAACACTGTGGTTTCGGATGCAAATAATGATCCAAGAGAGTGGCAGGCAAAATCATCTATGAGATATAATTTTTTGTTCTCACAGATTAGAAATATTACTGTTCCTTGTAATGTAAATTTGTCTGCGGGAGATACAATCAATTGCTATTTCCCATATGCAACAAGAGTCAATAAAACAGATTCTCCATACGATCAACATATTAGTGGAAAATATCTTATCTTAAATCTTTGTCATGAATTTGATTTCAGTGGAGGTGGACAATCTTATACTTACATGACTCTCGTTCGTGATACATATGGTCTATATACTAATAAAAACAAAGCATAAATGAGCAGCAACATAGGGTTTGTTGGTAAGGAGGGTTTTAACTGGTGGTTGGGTCAAATCCCTTCCGTAAACACCAGTGATAAGGATTCTGGCGACAACTCTTGGGCACTACAGGCAGATGGAAATGGTTGGGGAGACAGATATAAGGTAAGAATTCTGGGTTATCATCCAGCAGAAGAGAGTGAACTGTCTGATAATGATTTGCCTTATGCACTGACAATGTTACCATCTACATCAGGAACTGGTGGAGGAAACTTTGCACAAAGCACTAGATTAAGACCCGGTGATACCGTAATGGGTTTTTTCTTAGATGGTGCCAGTGCTCAAATTCCTGTCATTATGGGGGCACTGACTAGAACATTGGATGTTTCATCTAATGGTATTCCGACAGGATTTAAACCAGGAACAGGACATAATAAAAATTTATCAGATTCTCCTTATAATAAAACAGATACAAATGAATGTGCCGGTCAGAATAAAGAAGCAGCACCTTCTCCAAGAAACATACAAGGCAAAGCAGAATGTTCCTTAACTGGACAAACTGTAACACTTGCCAATACTTGTTCGGAAAGTGATAAGTCATTCTTTACGGAAGTTATCGGTGTCATAGAAAATCTCCTTAAAATAACGACTGAGGCAACTAATTTTCTTGGCGATGTTCAAAGTGCTGTCAAGAAATTACAAAAACTCGCAAATAATCTTGTAGGAGATTTATTCAGATCTTTATATGAGGAAATGATCCCTCTATTGAAGAGTGGTTTAGATAAGTTGTATAAGTCAGTATATGCATCAGTTTTATCATCATCTGGAAACCCTTTTCTTGCCCACTTGGCAGGAAAAAATGCACAAGAGGCAATGGTTCCAGCAATAAAATCCATGCAAGATGCTGCTAAGTGTGTTGCCGCAAAAATTATTAATGGTCTTGGAGATACAATCAAAGGATTACTAGAATCAACAGTTGTAGAGGTTGTAAATTTCGGTGTATGTGCGGCAGAACAATTTGTTGGTTCTCTGCTCAATGGCATTATTGATCAAATTTCCTCTGGATTGGATTCTGTTATTGGAGGTCTTGCCAAGATTTTAGATCCAGCATTTAAGGTTGCCGATTTCCTTCGTGGGTCTGCGGATATTGCCAAGAAAATTCAGGCTTTCTTCAGTTGTAATCAGACTGGAGAAAAATGTCAAGTAATTCCAACCTGGACTATTGGATATGGTGCAAAAAATAGGGCAGGTATTACTAGTGCAATGGACAAAGCATTTGATGCAATGAATATATCAAATGCACTGTCTGGAATATCATCCGAAACTTCCCCTTATACAAAACCAGATTGTGGTGATCCATCAAGTTGTGGTGGTCCTACCGTATCTTTCTTTGGTGGAAATGGTATTGGTGGTGCTGGTAAGGCAATTATGGGCGGAATTGTCAATAATACTGAGGGTCTTGGAGATGTTGTTTCTTCTGTTGCGAGAACTGGTAGTATTATTGGAGTAGAAATTACTGATCCAGGTTCTGGTTATACTTATGCACCACCAATCGTAACCTTTGAAGATTCTTGTGGACTTGGATATGGTGCAGTTGGTAGAGTAATTGTTGATTATAATACTGGACAAATTACTGGTGTTTATATCGTTTCTGAGGGCGAGAATTATCCAGTAGAAGATGATGATGAATATACGGTAATTGATACAACTGTTTTATCACCAGGAATTGGATATTCGCCAGATGATACTGCGATTGATGATAACGGAAACGAGTATAGTTTGACCGTTGATAATGGACGAGTTATATCGGCAACACCAATAAATAATGTGAAGGTAGAAACATTACCGAATATCACTATCAACACAACCACAGGTATAGGAGCACTTATAAGACCACTGATGGGACCATTTACTCCACAAGGAGAAGTTATAAGCGTAATAGATTGTGTAACATAAGATGGCAGAAAGACCGAATCAAAATTGGGAGCGTAGAGACTATACCAAGTGGGGGTATAAGTACGGATTAGATATTAATAATCCACAAATGAATGGTGATGGTTCTGCCGTTTATCAGTGGTATGGATTTACGGATAATAAAGACGTTAATTTGTCTTTATATTCTGAAAGTGGAATGTATTCCCTTCTCAATGATAGATCCATAGAGATTTGTGCTGGAGGAAAAAACTCTCCTGGCGAAATTGATATTCAAATTGCTGCAAAGAATGGCGATATCACTCTTACCTGCATGGAGAATGGTAATATCAGAATCAAAGGTGCCAATATCATGATTCAGGCTGATGATGACATTGACCTTTTAGCAGGTAGAAATATCAGTTTGAAGGCAAAGAATGGCGATGTGACATTTGATGGTCAATCTGTTGATGTTATTGGTGGACTTTCTGGAAATCTTGTAGAATCAACCATTGGTAGTTTCGTACAAAGAGTAACCGCAGATTCATTTATTGGTCTTGATGTTCTTAAAACAGTTGGTGCTGTGACTGGGATTGGGAATATACCAATTGTCGGTGCCGCCGTAGACGCTCTCTTCTAGAACCATGGCAGATATAAACACTTTTGGAAATCCGACTTATTTTAATAATGACGTAACTTTTTATAAGGATGTTACAATTGGTGGAGAGTTTAAGTATGATAATCTTTCGGTAAAAACATTATCCGTTGAAAATTCTTTTTCAGTTGGAGATGATGTAAAAATATCTTCTGGTATCGTAACCGCAACAAAGTTTGTTGGGAATGGAGCAGACTTAACAGGAATTGTTACTATTCCAACTGGTGTGATTGTAATGTGGTCTGGTGCCGTTTCAGCAATTCCATCTGGATGGGTTCTTTGTGATGGAACTAATAGTACACCAGATTTAAGAGATAGATTTATTGTTGGTGCTGGCGTTAGTTACTCCGTTGATGATACTGGTGGTAGTGCTGATGCGGTTGTTGTCTCTCACACTCACAGCATAACTCAAACTTCACACAGCCACAGCTATACGACCAACCAAGGTACAGGTGGTGGTCAAGGTGGCGGAGGTGCTGATACTGGATCAACGAATAAAACAACTGGTGGCGCAAACGCAAATATCACTATAAACGATGCAGGTGTTTCTGGAACAAACGCAAACCTTCCACCATATTATGCGCTTGCTTTCATTATGAAGACCTGACCAGTTTCCTGACTGGCACAGTTGACACCACCCCCTAAATGCCCTATAATACTAAGGTAATCAACGGAACACCCAATGGGCACCGCACAAGAATCTGTTCTCGGCATCGTTATTGACGTTTGCACTCGCTCCTTCCTTCTGCTCAGCGATGAGGGTAATGAAAAGATGGTAAACTGTGATACCGTCCAAGAGTTTATGAATGTCCTGGAAGTTGTGACTGCTAACCTTAATGAAGACCAGATTGAGTATGCTGACCTTGCTATTCAGGGAGAAGAGTATTGATGGAAGTATTTACGGTTAAGGAATGGGAAGAGAACTTTGATTCTCTTCTCGTAAGGGTGGAAAATGGAGAGCATATAGGTATTATGGGAGATGATGGTAAGGCAGCAGTTATGATACCAGCAGATGATGAACTTTATCGAATATACACTGAGAATAATAACGAAGCTCAGTAGTTCATCATCACGGGAAGTGAGACTTGGTAGTCAGAGAGGTCTTATAAACCTTTTCCGCCAGATTAGCGGCTTTGAGGTGGTTCGAATCCACCCACTTCTATCGCAGGTTTAGCAATTCGGTAAATGCACCGATCTCATAAATCGGCTCAAACTGGTTCAACTCCAGTAACCTGCACCTAAGTCACCTTGCCGGAATTGGTCTACGGAACGAACTTAAAATTCGTCGGGCGTTACGCCCTTGCGGGTTCAAGTCCCGCAGGTGACACTTAAAAGGTAAAGACATATAAATAATAAGTGTGCCTTTACCGTAATGGGAAAATCAAAAACTTATAGTGACGAACAGTTTGTAGAAGCAGTAAAAACTTCTATGAGTTACAGGCAAGTTTTATCTAAACTTGGTTTAAAGCAAGCTGGTGGAAATTATGCGGTAATGAAAAACCGCATAAAAGATATGGGACTAGACACTTCCCATATGACTGGTCAAGCGTGGAATAAAGGTAAAACACATACCAATAATACAAGACCTATAGAAGAACTTCTTGTAGAAAATTCTACATACCAATCTTATAAGTTAAAACTAAGATTGATTAAAGAAGGTCTTAAACAGCATAAGTGCGAGTGTTGTGGTATAACTGAGTGGAATGGACAACCAGCACCAATAGAACTTGATCACATTGACGGGAACAGATATAACAACACAATAGAAAATCTCCGTATTTTATGTCCCAACTGCCACGCACAGACAGACACGTATCGCGGTAAAAATAAATAAGACAAAAAGCATCCAATATGTCTTATAAGATTGATACTGCATACTGCTGGTATTTGGACCACAGTATGATAGTCAAGATGTATTTTATCAATCAGGTTCCATTCACCTTTGATGAACTACCTGATGGACACTTGGAAGATGAAGAATTAGTAGAACTCGCAAATAAAGAAACATCCTTTGAGCCAGAAGACTTATACAGGAGTTCTTTCTATCTTATAGATGAGGAAGTGCATCCTTGTTTATTTCCTGTTGACTTAGAAAACCCAGAAGATATGCCAGACGATGAAGTCTATTACTATGACGAGGAGGATTTGATGGGATAATAAATAAAACATAGAAATGTCCCAGGAATCATAATAAGATGCCATTAAATCGTCTTGATAATTTTATTAAGAATACAGAAGGTCGTATTTTATATGTAAGTCCATCAGACTTGGACTCAACAGATAGTATTCTTAACACTGGCAACTCACTTGCTCGTCCCTTTAAGACCATTCAGAGGGCACTGATTGAGGCAGCAAGATTCTCTTATGTCAAGGGAGATAGTAACGACGAGACTGAGAAGACTACTATCCTTTTGATGCCTGGTGAGCACATTGTTGATAACCGACCAGGATGGTCAATTTTTAATGATGGTGGAACTCCAAAGGTTATTCGTTCCGATGCATCTGCCGCAGAAGTTGTCCCAGCAGATTTTTATCTGACACTGGAATCTAACTTTGATTTAACACAATCTGGTAATCACCTTTATAGATTTAACAGTATTAATGGTGGTGTTATTGTTCCCAGAGGTGTATCAATCGTTGGTCTTGACTTAAGAAAGACCAAGGTTCGTCCTAAGTATGTTCCAAATCCAACGGACAGCACACCAAACTCTGCCATTTTTAGAATCACTGGTGCCTGTTATTTCTGGCAGTTCTCTCTGTTTGATGCAGATGAACTGGGAACAGTTTATACGAAAAACAATAACTTCAGCACGACTAATCAAGCAGTACCAACATTCTCACACCACAAACTCACCGTATTTGAGTATGCTGATGGTGTAAATGAGGTCTCTAATTACAATATTACAGACCTTGGAATGTACTATGCGAAACTTTCTGTCGCATATGGAACTGGTTCTGGAAGAGATGTTGATGATAAGTTCCCAACACTTCCAAAAGGATTTGAACCACAAAGACCAGAGTATGAAATTGTTGGCGCATTTGCTGCCGATCCACTGAAAATCACCAGTATTGAAGCTGGAACTGGTGGAGTAGTAACCAATAGAGTTACTGTAACTACAGAGACAGCACACGGACTTTCGGCAGGAACACCTATTCGCATAAGTGGTGTAACACCTGTTGATGGAGATACAAATTATAATGTCTCCACAAAAGTTAGTGAGATTGACGCGACCAACCCCAATATCTTCTACTATAATTTACTTTATGCACCAGCGACGATGACGACTCCTGGTGTCATCAGTGGAAATGAGTTTGTAACTATTGAGACTGATACCGTATCTGGTGCTTCTCCCTATATTTTTAACTGCTCCATGCGTTCCGTATGGGGTATGCAGGGTATGCACGCTGACGGAAGCAAGGCAACTGGTTTCCGCTCAATGGTTGTTGCACAATTCACTGGTGTTTCACTCCAAAAAGACGATAGAGCATTTGTAAAGTATAGTCCTTCTGCAAGAGATTATAGTGATAGTATTACAATCACTGCAGAAACTGGTGGAGCACTGGCAGGAAACTCTTCATCAAAGGGAACTGTCTATCACTTAGATGCCGATGCGATTTATAGAAGTGGATGGGAATCTACTCACATTAAGGCTTCTAACGATGCGTTTATTCAGATTGTTTCTGTATTCGCAATCGGTTATAACAAGCACTTTGAGTGTTTGAGTGGTGGTGATGCTTCTATTACTAACTCCAACTCAAACTTTGGTCAGATTTCACTTTCCGCCGATGGATTTAAGAAAGAGGCATTTAATAAAGACAACAAGGCATATATTACTCACATTATTCCACCAAGAGCAATCACTGGTTCGGAAGAAAATGTTGATTGGCAGACTCTTGATATTACAAATACCCTTGCAAATGCAGTCAATACTAGACTTTATCTGAATGGATTCACCTCAGAAGATATTGTCCCACCAGTTCTGACGCAAGGTTATAGAGTCGGTGCCAGAACAAATGATAAGTTATATCTGAACATTAGTGGAACAGAATATTCGGCAAATATTCTGATGACCGATGGTTCCACAAGTTCTGTCAAGGAATACGCTGTTGGAGCACCATCATCTAATATCTTTACACTTTCATCTGGAAGTCACTCATTGGCGACTGGTGAAAAAGTAGTCATTATCAGTGATGATGGAGATCTTCCAGAGAATCTGAGAACCAATACTGTTTATTATGCAATTGTTCCAAGTGGAAGCACAACAACCTTTAAACTTGCGGCATCAGAATCTGATGCAAGCAATGATTCTCCAATCACTGTTTATGGCGGAACAAATCTCAAGGTTCTGAGTAGAGTATCCGATAAGATTGCTGGTGATATTGGACACCCAGTTCAGTGGGATAGTTCCAACAGTCAGTGGTACATTACAACAAATGCTGGCAGTGACATTTATAGTAATCTTTCTGGAACTGGTACATCAACAGCAACATATTTGAAGAGAATTGCAGACACAAGAAGTCTTGATGAGAAGATTTATAAGGTAAGAGTTGTAGTTCCAAAAGAACTTTCTAACTCTAAGACACCAGAAGATGGTTTTGTTATTCAGGAATCTAGTTCCACTGGATATCGTGGAACCGATAATACAGATTTCCTCAAATCCACAATCACTGCTGCCGATGACTATGATTACAATAGAAATCCAAGATTCATTGCAACCTGTAGTTTCAGTAGTCCAACGGCAACGGTAAGAGCAGAACTTCCACATAACTTAACCACTGGCGACAGTATTATTGTCCGCAACGTAACCGATTCCAATAATACGGTCGGTGCGGCAAATAGTGGATACAACGGTACTCATACGGTCACCGTTGTTGATGATATGACCTTCAGTTATTCTGTATCATCTAATGTTCCTGGAGCAACATCATCAAATAATATTGGAATCAGAACGAATACTTCGCCAAGATTTGAGAGGAATGATTTGCAATCAAACCTCTACATCTATAGAAATGAGGTAATTCAGGAATATGTTGATGGAGAACGTGACGGAATCTATCACCTTTATGTTGCAAACTCTGGCAATACAGTTTCAGAGGAATTTACAACCCTTAAGTATGGACAGAATGTTGTTGATCTCTACCCACAACTTGATAGGGATAATGTCAATGATAGTCCATTGTCGGCAAAATCATATGCCAAAGTTGCTCCACTTGGTGAGGTTGTAACTAATGATCTGAAGAAGAGTATCACCAGAGAGACTGTTGATTTACTATCAACAAAGTTAGGATTTGGTCTTGACATTTCCTCTGTTGCCGATGCCACAACAACCACACCAGATATTACATTTGGTAGAAGACACGGACTGCAAGGTATTGTAGAGGCAACTGTCAATACTGCTGGTAGTGGACACACAAATGGAACACATTATAATGTAAAATTACTGAACGATGGCACAACGACCTGGGATGGTGCCACCGCAAACATTACTGTTTCTGGTGGAGCAGTTGGAGTTGTCACTATTGCCTCACCTGGTTCTGGTTATACCAATGGAGAAATTTTAGATTTAGAAGGATTCTCTGGTTCAGACCTTACAATTTCTACAGCAGGTATTTCTAGTGTAATTGGTCATGTAGTTCAGTTTACTGGTGCTGGAACAACATCAGACACCTATCATCGTATTACTGCGGTTGGTGCTGCGAATCAAATCTCCATTGCGAGAACAACTGGTGACCCAGTAATTACTCCTAATCATTATGCTTATGTTGTAGGTAAGTCCATTGCATTCACTGCCGATACTGCAACTGGTATTACAACTGCCACGGCACACGGTCTTGTAGCAGGAAATAGAGTAAGAATCATTGATTCCAGCAACAACAATAAGGGAGACTTCATTGTTGGAAGCAGAGTTGGTGTTAATACGATTACAATTTCTGGAATTGGTGCCACATCTGGTTATATCCTGAAGCACGCATTCTCTGCAAACTCTGGAACATCAGATAGATCGGCAGAAAATCTTGGTAAGAGAGCATTTGCAATCTATGGTGGTGAGACACTGACTCTTGGTGCTGGAATCACTGCTACAACATCACAATTTGCCGTAAGTGTTCCAGAGTCTGGTATTGGAACCATGAGCAGATTCCCTCTTGGTTCTTATATTCAGATTGATGAAGAGATTATGAGAGTTGCGAATGACACTTTACAGGGTGTCAGCAATAATGAACTGGTTGTTATTCGTGGTGCTCTGGCTACAAGACAGGTGGCACACGATTCTGGTTCGGTTATTAAAAAGGTGGAACCAAGGGCAATTGAGTTCCGCAGACCATCTTATGCTCGTGCATCTGGTCATACATTTGAGTATCTTGGTTATGGTCCTGGAAACTACTCAACTGGTCTTCCTCAGGTTCAGGTCAAGGCACTACCAGAAAGAGAAGAATTCTTAGTCCAATCTCAAGAAAGATCTGCTGGTATTGTTGTCTATACTGGTATGAACAACAATGGAGATTTCTTTATTGGAAACCAGAAGAAGTCTGCATCGACTGGTGAGGAAACAACATTCGATACACCAATCCCAACAATAACTGGCGAAGATCCCTCAAGATTGAGTGCCGTATTTGATGAAGTTACTGTTAAAGAGAGAATTGTTGTTGAGGGTGGTCCTTCTAATCAGGTTCTTTCGCAATTTGATGGTCCAGTTACATTTAATGGTGAGACTAGATTTATTACTACGCCAAAAGTAGTTAATACTGATGCATCTACCAGCACAACAACTGGTGCATTTGTAGTTTCTGGTGGTGTTGGTGTCGGAGGAACATTAACAGCATCTGACGTTCAGGTTGGAACTGTTCATCTGAAATCTTCTACCAATGAAGTTACGACAACATCAGGTAATCTGAATCTGTGTGCCACTTCTGGTTCTCTTGTTGCAATTTGTACCAATACCACAATCACTGGAATCCTTAGCGTAACTGATGATATTACTGCTTTCTGGTCTTCTGACGAGAGACTGAAGGATAACATCACACCTATTGATGACCCGCTTGCAAAGGTTGTTTCTATTAGTGGTAATACATTTGATTGGAACGAGAAGTCTAATAAGTCTGGTCACGATGTTGGACTGATCGCACAAGAGATTGAGAGGGTTCTGCCAGAAGCGGTTGTAACGAGAGATAATGGATACCTTGCAGTCGATTACCACAAGGTTGTTCCTCTGCTTGTAGAGGCAATCAAGGAACTCTCCGGCAAGGTAGAAGCACTGGAGCAAAAACTATCTGATAAATAACTAAAAAGACTATAATGGCAAATATTCGTAAGTCATTTAATTTCAGAACTGGTCTTCAGGTTGATAATGATAACTTCGTCGTAAATGCAAATGGTCTTGTGGGAATCGGAACTTCCATCCCACAAAACTATTTGTTAAATGTTCATGGAGACACAAGAGTTACTGGTCTCACAACAAGTGGAACTTTATATGCTGGTATTGGAACTGTTGGAGTTCTGAGTGCAACAACTGCCGATGTTTCTGGTATTCTTACCGTAGGACAATTAAAGGTAGGAACATCTAATGTAGTCAATAATCTTATCGGGTATGGATACACTGCTTGGATTACTGATAATGGTGGCACAGGACTTCATACAACATCAAAGATAGGTGTTAATACAACCACGAGTCCTGGTGCTTCTGATGTTGAATTTAAGGTTCATGGTAATGCAAATGTAACTGGCATCTTGACCGCTGCTACTCTCAGTGGAAGTGTTGCCGCTACAAATTTAACAGGAACTATTGATAATGCCAGACTCCCTTCTAGTATATCGGTAAGTAGTGTAACTGCCACTACTTTTACAGGAACCGCAACAACTGCATCATCACTTACAGGAACACCAAACATTACTGTCGGTATAGTAACGGCAACTAAACTTATTGCCAATAGTATTGATGTTCCATCAACTGGTATTACAACTGTTTCTAAGTTACTTCATGTCGGAACTGGTGGAACTGCATTCTCTGCTCTAGAAGCAGGAAGAATTGGAGTTGGAACCGCACTACCAACCTCCGAACTTCAGATTAGAAAATCTAGTGGTTCTTTGGCAGAAGTTGTTTCTGATAGTGGGCAGGCAAGAATCAGTGTTGGAAACTCTGTTGGTGTTGGAAATAGCTCTGCCGTACTGAGATTCGGGAACTCTGCTGGCGTACTAGACATCATCAATAATGATGTTGGTGATATTAAGACTATCATTCACGGTGGTGCTGGTGCAGGAAGCACTGGAAACTTTAAGTGGGTTTATGGTCAGACCAATGCCGAGAGAATGACTCTTACTTATGATGGTAAGTTAGGTATTAATCAATCATCTCCAACTAATACTTTACATGTTGTCGGAACATCAACAGTAACAGGTAATGCTTTTGTTGGTGGAAACTTAAACGTTGCTGGAAATGTAACTGGAAACATTACTCTTGATCCCATACTAACTGATACTAATTTAAATAATACCTCGGGAATAACCACTCTTTCACAACTTGAGGTAACAGAAAGCGTTGACTTTAG